GAACAATCTAAACGGGCGGTACATGCTCCGACTTGTAGGGGGCATAGACCACCCGATAAGTCATCTCACATCTGGCACAGTACCAGCCCTGCTCACAGGCATCAGGCATATCAGTCAAGTCAACGTCTGATATCTCAGTGCAGTCATCATCCCCACACTTGGGGCATTGCATTGCGTTAACTACGTGGAGGTCCATGGCCTCTACCTTTTAGCCATTATCGTTGCTCCTGCGGTCTAATGACCCGCTCCAGCTTCTTCATGGGATCAGGGATGAGGTCATCTTCACCTAAATTCTGGATTAAATTTAGCGGCTGATTTACAAAGGGGACCTGTCGTATCAGCGGCGTCAAAGATTCACCTTCGGGAGCAACAACCGAGTCGTAAATACCCTTCACTGCCTCATAAGGCCGATCAACAGCAAGCGGAAGCATCCCCTCTGCCATTGTGTATAACAGGCCATTCTCCATTAACGATCCGTACTGGTAATCATTGAGACCAATGGTGTTAATTGAGGCAGCAGACACCACTTGGTCAGCCATCCCCTGGACAACACCAGTGATGGTCGCCTCGCCGTCACCAAACATCCACTGCCGTGCCTCATTAAGCAGGCCAAACGAGCCGCCAGCTAGCGCCACATAACGCGTGAAATAAGCAAGTGCCTCGTCTGTACGCCCATCTCTAATCTTTTCGACTATCTCCCGCATAAGGAGCGCCTGTTGCTTGATAGCAAAACCTCGCAAGGCCCACATTGGCCTAGCATTAGGATGCCTTGCCCACCCAACGGGCCTGCCCATTGCGCTAATAAGCTGTTGTTGGCCTAGCCCAGCAAACGCAAGCTCCTCTAAAAGCTCTTCCGCCCTACCAGAGTAATTACCAAAGTCGGAACCCCACTTGTTTAGCTCCTTTTTTATCTGCGCCAACTCTGCCCTTGTAAAATAAAATCCCCATGCGTCCTCTAGCCCGTTAGGGGTCTTGGCGAGATCGGCGGCATGATTGAGGATGGCCTTAATTGTCCAGCCTTTGCCAATATTATCGGCGGCAGCAAAGCCAGAGCCTTTCATTAGCCAATCAGTGCTGACTCGCATTGCATCGGCAACCCTTTTACCTGCCGACCTTTGATCGGAGAAGGCATCGTTGAAGGTGTTTAAAAATTCACCAACGTTCTGCCTTATACCCCTGTCAGCAACTTCAAAACTTTCCTGCTTCAAGCCTTTTACCACATTCCCAAAGCCATACTTTGCGCTCGCAATCATTGGGTCTTGAAGGTTGAGCAGTGCAGATTTGGGGCCAGCCAGAGTGGTGGCGTAGCCAAATGAGTTCAGTGCTTGGAGCCACTGGTTGGGGGATTTGGTTTGGCCTATTAGGTTTTCACGAATAGCATCTACGGCTCTCTTGGCAAGATCCGAGTCTATTCCTTTAGACACAAAGTGCCTTTCCATGGCCTTAAAAAACTGCACAGGGTCAGTCATCGAGGCGTGCCGGGGCATCCCAAACTTCTGAGCAAGCTGCACCAGCCGCTCATTGTTCATAATCCTACGCAGGTTCGTGGCTAATACTGGCTGGTAGTCAGTGGGATTAACCTCCCCTCTCCTGAAATCACCCCTAGTCCTTCTTTCAAGACCTGGGTCGGTGGGGTAGTCAAAGTCAGGTATATCCTTATTGTCTTGGAACTTCTTTGCCTTGGCTTCTTTAGTCAGCAAAGTATGCAGGTAGGTTTTGGCTTCCGGGCCTAGCCATTCTGTTCTGCCTGAGACTCCAATAATATGCTCACGATGCTTACGATCTGACCACTTGAGATGCGCTTTTAACGCCTCTGCATCCTTGTCACCCAGACGTCTCCGAACATAATCCAGAATCTCTTTGCGCGTCGTAACGCCCTTACCGTAATCCAACAGCATCCCATGGAAATTGTTGTCATCAAGCTCCAGCTTTAAGACGTTAGTGATAGGGTCAACGTACTGGTCAACATCCTTACCGATATTTCTAACCGCAGTTTCATCGCTTCTCTGTGCAAGCGCCCCAAGCTGCGGGCTAATACGGCGCATAAGAAAATCAGATGTACCAGTAAGCCACTTGTCGTAGCCTTCCCTCACACTGCGCCAGAACCCTTCTTTTTCATTGTAGAGATCAGCGCCCCTGGATCTTTCAAAGGGGTCTAGATACTGCATTACGGGCTGGCTTGGCCCCAACACCCTCGCCTGAGCCTCCTCTCTTAACTGACCCCCGCGTAATGATTCGTCATTTATCCTGCGGCTTTGCTCAATAAAGTCATCCGTAAAGCCCATCATGTGAGCATCTGCTGCATCATCGGCAGGAGATCTTCTGCCTATGGGATTGGCGCTTGGAGATGCAGACGTAAAAACGTCTAACACGCGGCCCATGCTAAGACCCAGCAAGCCTCCAATTACAGCAGACTGCGCCCTGTCCTCACCCTCAGCAGAGCTAAAGCCCCATGCTGCGCCCTCAACAGTACCTACAGCGGCGTTGCTAGGCGTATCACCCTTGATAGAAGTTCTGGCTGTCAGGTTCTTTTTATTAACAGCAAAGGAATTTGAGCCGTCACGAACCATGACAGATCCGTTAGGAGAGGTGCCTTCAACTTTGACTTCTTTCAGCTTTCCGTTTTTGGTTTTGTAAAGCGCGGTACTGCGACCCGACATAAAATCAGCCGTCTTCTTGACCTTGCTGCCTGCTGTGAGCGCCGACCGCACTCCTGCAAACGTGGCTCCCCCTGTAGGCAGGCTACCCAATAACTCCAGAGTCAAAGCCGTGCCAGGGCGAAGCTCCTCAAACTGCCTCTGTTTTCGCTTTCTGCGAAGCAGCTCAAGCTCGTAGTCCTCAGAATCCAAAGAGTCCAGCCAAGCCGCCGCATTATCAAACAGCCCCATCGTGGCCCCTGAGAGCATGGCATTTCTGCCGCCCTCAGCAAGGATATTCCTGTACTCCTTACCCTTCTCCGCCCCTTCAGCTATATCTGCTAGCGGGAGATCTGGAGCCGTGACCTTTGATGACTTGGGATAAAACTTCATACGTTTAATCCTCTTCAGGAGGCACAAAGTTTTGGTACGTTATCCTGACGCCCTGCTGCACCGTGTACAGCATTGCCTCAAAAGACTCCTGGTCAAAGACGGGGGGAAGTGCCATGCGATTTCCGGGCGGACCAAACTCTCTCGGCCTGAACATAGAGTCGGCCTTAGTGTTCATCTGCATTCTTAGCCATAGCTCCTGCTCATGAGTATTAGGCAAGATGAGAAGTGTCTGAAGATTTTGTACTGCCGTTTCGTAGTGCTCGGTCGCAAACTCCTCAAGCTCTGCATCATTCCACTGCGTCTTCCCTGAGTTCTCCTTGACCACACTGGAAACCCACTCTTTTTTCGGCTCATTAACGGCGTCCTGCCACTGCTTTTTAACGGCCCTGCGCTTGGCCGCCGCTCGGTCATTAGCGGCCACCCAATCATCTCGATCAGAAGCCTCTGCCGCGATAGACATAAGCTCGAGGGTCATCTCGGCAGTTAGCTGATCCGGTGAAATCCCTCTGTCAGCGGCCAATAGAGCAATGTCCTTACGCATATCAATGTACGCCTCTGGGTCAGACATCACTTCAACGAAGTCATCAGCGCCATCCAACCAGGTAGACTCGCTCTCTCCTAGCGCCATTAGTGCCTTCATCTGACCACCGACAGCGGCCTCAAGATTTGTGGATCTTGCCTTGTCAGCGTTATCTTTCTGGACAACATGAACCGCGTTTGTCAGCGCAGCAGCGGCTCGCCTTTGATCGCCAACAGTCATGCTGCGCTCTTTAGTCTCCTTGTAGTTTTGTAGCGCCGTAGCAATTTGAGGATGATTTTCTGCCAGCACCTCAGCCGCCGCATAAGTTGAAGTCCCTACGGTTCCACCAGATAGCGCCTCCTCCATATCGGCACGGCGCTCAAACTCATCGCCCATTATTTTTCTTGCTTCAGCTTGAGCCGTGCCTGACATTTGGCTTATTTGCTCTTCGCTTAAAGTGTACTGCCCAGAGGCAATGTTAGCGGCGGCAACATTCCTAGCCTGCCTCAACTCTTGCTCTTCAAAAGCCGCATTTTGCTTGGCCGCGAGTGTGTAGCCTTGTATCTCCAAAGCAAGCGCGTCGGCCTGCTCCTCAAATGGCCTTCGTGTTTGCTCATATTTCAAGCCCTCAACAGTTAGCCCTGCTTTTTCTAGCGCGAGATCTTGAGCCTGCATTGTCTTATATGCCTCGGCTACGGCAGGATTGCTCTTTAGAAAATCGATCGCCTTTTGCAGCCCTGCCCGGCGGGGGTCATCAGGACTCATAGCCGCCAGGGTGGCCTCGTACTGAGGGATAGCCTGCGCCTGCTTGATTGTTTTTCCCTCAATCGCAGCAGGCTCCATAGCCGCCAGCTTTCCTACATCTGCCCTAAGCTGATTCACTAGATCCAAATCGCCAGCTTTCGCTGCTTGCTGAATTTGAGTCTTTAAGCTATCAATGTTGTACTTAAGCTGAAGCGGATCGCCGCTGCTTGCTCCAGCAGATCCCGCTGTATAAGCACTGGTAGCATTAGAAACAGCCTTCGCCCTGGTCGCGTCTTTAGCCTCCTGCTTTTCTATCTCCTTCTGCTCGTAACCTAAAGCCATATACTGCTTGGCTTCGTCGTCATAGCCATTACGTCTGGCCCAATCTGCATAGCCAAGCAGGCTGGCTGAGTCAGACATATCAACATCGGGAGCCTGAGATCTCCTAAATGTCTCTACATATCGGTTGCCACCCTCGCCCATACTGCCGATGGTTCCTGCCATACTGTTAAGCAGGCCACTTAAGTTTGAAGCATACGACCGTCCCGCCATTATTTTTTCCTCAGTCTAAAATACCCAAACTGCTAAGTCCGTCTGACAGCATTCCAAAAAGGCCAGACACCATATTCCCTTGCCCGTCTGATTCACTGCCTAGATTGCTAAGCAAGGCGCTATAAAGGTTGGCTTTCAATTCAGACGCAACCTTGTTTGCATTGATGTTGTTGTTTGCACCACCAAGCGCAAGCTGAGAGTAGTAGTCTTGACCAGTAAGCTGACCAGACTGAGCCATTTCTGCATTGACTCTGCCAAGATCCATTAGCTTCATCTGCATCTCCATTGGCAATGCGGCAAGCCGAGACTGGTCAATGCCAAGCTGGCCCATCTGCGCGCCAAGCTGACCCAGCATTCCCATTTTGTCATTGACAATCTGACCAAACTGGTTGCCCAACTGACCAAATGTGCCAGCCATCTGATTAAAGGCATTCTCTCTGTCAGCCATAAGTCCGTAGTTCTGATTGCCGACCTGACCATACTGAGAGGCCATATCACCAAACATCTTCCGTTCAGCATCAGCCTGCTGGATAGCGTTTAATGCCGCCTCATTACCAGCCTGCGCCCTAGCCCTCGCCATTGCCGCGTCACTGGACGTTCCACCGTACTGGCTACCTGCTACACCACCACGCCCCATAGCGTGTTCTTGAGCCATCTGAGCCGCTTGCTGCCGGTTAAGCTCTGGGTTCTGAATAGCCATTATCTGGTTGAAGATCTCAGCCTGACGCTGGGATGGGTCAGCTAACGACGCAGAAATAGCTTGCTCAGCCGCAGGCCCAAAAGCCCCGTGATTGGGATTAACCTGTGATGCCTGCTTCATGTAGTTGTTAGCTGCACTGTTCCAGTCTGTAGCTGACTGACCACTATTTAGTCCAGCGCCTTGATTCATGTAATTGAACCCGGCGTTGATGTTGTTATGACCATTGCCCCAATTTTGATCTAGCCCAAGGCCAAAATTAATGGAGCCATCTTGACCCACAGTGCTAGAGCCAAGCCCAGACGTAACGCCATAGCCTTGGAACTTGGTGTTATCCACCATCTCACTACCAAGACCAGTCAAGAACTCTTGAGAGGCACTGCCTAACTTTGCTATATCGTTAGCACTGTCAAGAGCTCCAGCTATTCCACCAATACCAGCAATCGTGTTTCCATGATCGCCAAGAAAATCAAAAAAGCTATTAAGCGCGCTCATGCGTATATCCTCCCGGCGGAATAGTTAACCGCTATATCCTGAAAACCTATAAACCAGCCGTTAATCTCAACCTCTAGCCCAACCCTCATAAGCTCACCAGATCCCATAGTGTTAATCTTGTTTTTCCAAACGCCCCTGCCACCGCCGACGTACTCATCTATCGCGTACTCAGCAACGTTCCATTCAGTTGTGCCTATCACATTAATCTTAAAAGGACGCCGATAACTCATCCGAGAACCAAACCCCCACAAGGCATAGCATTCAGCAGTGACAGGCTGAGAACTCAACATATAGATAATAGAGCGGGGAATGATTTTCTGTAGACCAACCTGCGTCTGCTTCACAACAGAGGACTCAAACTTGGCAGTATAAGTCTGCTGAGAATCGTACCCTCTGTACTCTAAGAGGCCACGGCTTTGCTTGCCTCCAAGCCAGAACGCACCTGTCTCATCGTTCTCAACCGCGTGCATACAATTGAAGTGGCAGTCAGTCCAGAACGTAGTCATCAACCCACCAGCACTCGATGGCCTGGTAGTAGAAAAGGCATAAGCTGTATGGGTGGTTTTAAATAGGCAGATAGCCAAAGATCTATGAGGGTTGTAGCTTAGCTTTATACCTTTAGTAAGCTCTTGGCTTTTCCTCTCATTTCCAACAGCCTTGATAAAGTCAGTCTTGACGTTAGAGCTAGCAACAGCAATAGGGTTAGACTTCTCCTGAACAGTCCTACCTAAAGCGCGTAAGCCAGTATCATCAACAAAGAGGACATCTGTACCTGTATTGCAGATAGCATCTCTTTCAACCAAGCCAACATTGCTGATGGCATCTTGTAAGCCAAAGCCAGTAGCGTCATTAGCAGGATCTCCCTTATCAGCATTGGCATAGATCAGAAGTGAGCGGCGACCAAAGACAAGAAGAAACCCGTTATGAGCATGAATGTTAACAATGTAATCAGTTTCAACGGGCCAATACTCTTGGACATTAATGTAGCCGCCATCATTGAACCCGGTATCCAAGTCAGGGTCATACCATTTGTCCTCTCTAAGAAGAGAAGAGTAGTAAATAGTCTGATAATCACCGTTAACTCCGCTAACCCATAGGCGACCATAAGCAGAACAAGCAACATCTCCATTAAGCTCTGCGGCAATAACATTGTCATTAACATCCTGTGGTGGTGTGTAGTCAGGCATGTCAGATAGCTTTGTAAAGCCACCCTTGCCATCATATTTAAGAGGGGGGTTTCCTGCGCTGAACAACAGCAACTCTTCCTTGAAGTTGACAAAGAGTGCTGTGTCTAGCTTTGTTGTATCTACGTCATCAGGGATGTCGGCTTGCAACATCTCATATCTCTTGCAGTAAGCCACCCCATAAACATGCGGCTTGGTTGGATCTGGCCCGTTAATCCTGATGTCTAACGGATCTGTCCACTCCCTATCTTGCTTCATCTCAGCGACTTCTGGCTTGTATTGACTTTCCAGATAAACAAGGACTGGGTAAGGATCTAACCCCCCGCCGTACCATGAGTGAATAGCCGTAATATCTAGGAAGTTATCAGGGCCTACCTGCATGGCTGATACAAGATCTTTGAATGCCTCTCTGCTACCTAGCCTGCCAACCTCATCTATCACCAGATTGTCAGCAACCAAGGCAAATTCAGGAGTAGAGTTAATAGGGGATAGCTCTGTGTTAAGCCCCTGAAAGCCCATCCCATTGAGAGATACCTGTTGTAGAGCCTGTGCCATTAGACTACTACCCACATAAATTCAGTTGGACTATGGTTTGCATCTATCGCAATGGCGTCAGAAATATATTGCTGAGCCATGCCAAAAAGCTCTGCCGCTGTCTGGCCTCCAACCTCTCCCCTCTCTCTAGCCGCTAAAGCAAGGGCGTAGTAAAGAACAGGCTGAGCAGGAATCCTTAAGTAATCATCATCATCCTTAAGATCTGGCAGGCTCCTCCAGCCAAGGACATCAGCCGTGTATGTACCATCAGGGATTTTGTCAAACCGGATAGAAAGGTTCCCCTCGTTATCCGTGCCATCAAAGGCATACCTGTATGGAGCGCCTTCTTTTGGATTGCCAATAACAGACCTGAGATCCCACTGCTCAAGATCATTCCCGTCTAGCATTACTTTGCTAATTATGCACCCAGAAGA